ATCAATTGTTTTAGATGTATCCAAAGCTGTATGGTAAAGTAAGTTACCACTTGTAGAAGCATCATTAATGCCTATCCAGCCTACAGTTCCCCATGAAGCTGTTGCTGTTGGGAATGTAACGTCAGCATCATTTAATACGTTACCAGATGTGCCAGATGCTGTTGCAAATGATACTGCTGTTCGAGCATAGCCAGTACCAGATGTGCTAACTTCTGTACCACTACCTGCATCTGTAGGGTCTGTTGTCCATAGTGATACGTATACTGTTGCCGGTGCTGTGTATGTTGTACCGTTTAATGTTGCGTTTAGAAGGGCTACCTCTAGGTAGTTCGACATTTCAGCCATTTAAAATACTCCTTGTAATTTATTTTGTTTACTTCTGTTTTCGTATCTAGTTACGACACGTAAGTTATTGGGAACGTGCAATCCACATACATATTTACTTACCAAAGGAATAATATGGTCAACCTCGTGAGGTATTCCTGTTTCCAATGTTTTAGTTCTAGCTTCTATGTATATCTTTTGCACATCTTCTTTGATACTATTAAACCATTTTGGTACTGCATTTCTTCTTTTAGCTCTTGCTAATGCTTGATATGCAAACCTTTTTAATTTAGTTTTTTCATAGCATCTTTTAGCATTTACTTTATATTTTTCAGGGTTATTCTTTACCCATTCAGTAGCTTTTTTAACTTTATGTTCACGTTTATCTGCATATGTTTTCTTATGGTATTCTTTTGCTTTTGCTATCTCAGCATCTTTATTCTTTTGATACCATTCTTTTCTATGCTTACTTTTACATTCTTTACACCATGACTCAAAACGAGTCTTTGCCCACCTAAAATTACTTGTAGGTTGATTTACTTTGCAACTGGCACAAAGTTTATATTCCATACTATCGTGGTGTTACACTTAATGTTGTGTATGGATATGTTGCACCTAAATCACTCTTCTTAATATTCGCAATTGCTCTATCGTATAAAGCAGACCATGTAGCAATTCTTTGGTCGTTCATAAGATATGGTTCTGCTTCTGCTAGAGTTGCGTAAAGTAGAGCATCTGGATAGTATGCTAAGAACAAGTTACTAGATGTTGTGCTAGATATAAATGTAGGTTGAGCATAATATAAAATTTGAACTGTGTAGCTTGTATCAGGACCTGGTGCAAACTTAAACTCTGTACCTAACATTGTAAAATAGTGAGGTCTTCCTGATAATGTTGTTTGACCATCTCTAAAGAATAAGTCAGGTGACTGAAACTCTAGTAATACAGGTGGGTTTCCTAACATGTGTATTTCTCTGACTTCTAAAAAGTCTGTAGGAAAACCTACTGTGCTATCTGTTGTAGTTGCAGTAGCAACCTTTAACATTCTTTCTGTTCTTAAATCACGAGTCATTCTGAATTGTGCCATCTGAATGAAGTCAGGTATCTGTGATGATAAGTCTGTTCGTGCTAAGTAGTTTTCTACTGTAGTTACAAACGCACTATAGTTAGTAAATGCCATCTAATTGTCCTTTTAGTCTATCCCAGCATTTGTCCATCTCATCTTTATGCCATTCACTCGCAGCTAATGAGCTTAACCATGCTGTTCTATCAAAATGTGTTAAGTTTTCTATGTCTTTTATGTTATTGGATACAGGAATTGCAGGGCTATATGGCGAACCTATGACAGGAACGCCACGAATAAGTGCTTCTACATCTGCTACACTACCAAAACTCACAATAACATGAGCTTTTTCTAATGTTTTCTTAAAGTCACCTTCGCCTTTACGCTTAATGACAATTTTTCTCTCTGTATACTTCCTAATTTCTTCTATGGTTGTATCTAACCAAGTAGAAGTTTGGTAAATGTAAGCTATTTTTTCTGGTGGTGGTAAGATAACTACGTTTTCACCACTACGATACTCGTGAACTTTAGGTATTTCTCTATCAGACTCACGCCAATCTGTGCAATGATAGTTATTTACACAGAATCTAGCCCACGATAAGTCCATTTCTCTATGAAAATAGCCATGGTCTATCAAAATATATGGTATTTTTTGTTCTCTACATGATATTTGTATCTTATCTGCACCATGTAAATTACCGACTACGACTGGAATTGACTTACCATCCCATTCTTTTGTTAAAATGCCCTTACAATGCGTTTGTAAGCGTTTTAAGACGTTATCTCTACGTTCTATGCCACTCAGTATTAACTGCATCTAAAACTTGTTCTACGCTTATTGCTTTGCTTTTTAGAAGGCAATGCTGACATACGCTATCATAAGTCCCACATGGCTCTGAACCGTCATGTATATTTCTATGGGTATCATATCCTAAATGCCTCGGTGAAGTAAAACCTGTCCATATAACCACAGAAGGTATGCCTAATGCTGCTGCTGCATGATGTAAGCCACCGTCTGTTCCTACAAATAACTTTGCTTTGCTTAATACTTGTAATGCGTCTCTAAAAGTAGCTGTTTCTTTCCAATTCGTATAACGTTTTACAGATACATCACCTAATTGTAGCCATGGTAAGTCATGTTTAAGTAACTCTTCCCAACCATGCCATGCTTTATTAACTGTGTGTATATAAAGTTTTTTGACATTAGGCTCTACAACTATGTAGTCCTTATCTATCTTTTCTATATTTTTCTTTTCTACTTGGTTAAAGTATATTTCACCTGGTCTAGGTTTATAGTCATCATTAAATAATAAACGACCATTCTTTGTGCCTTTGAGATATGGTCTGTGTCCTTGATAGTTTTTAACCCATACTACATTCGTATCAGAGTTACTTGCCATTCTAGGATTGTTAGCAAATACTTGACCATCCCATGACATTCTAACGCCATCACCTAACTTAACTTTTTTACCGGTGCGTTCATTAGCTTCTTTAGCATCACCTGATGCCATTAACCAATCACCAAGTCCCATTTAATTGCTTGGCTACTTTATTGATAACTTCTGACCATTTGTCATTGTCTTGATATATGAGTCTCATGTGACGATACCAAGGCATACTTGCTTGTGCATAACGCCATTGATGCCATGTAGGAACTAGACACCATGTCTTAACACCCATAGCTGCTGCACAATGTAATGCTGTTGTATTCACACCTATGACCATATCACATTCAGCTATTAACGCTGCTGTATCATCATAGTCTTTTGCGTTTGTCGCAAAATCATAGTATTTAACACCGTCTAATTTGCGTTCTACGCTATAATCTAAACTAACTAATACATAGTCTTTGAGCTTAAGTAATGGCTCTATGTCTTCTTGTGTTAGCTCACGACCTTTAGCATTAGTATGTTTAATACCACCTTTAGTCGTAATACCGATAACTTTCTTACCCCATGAGTCAAATAACCCACGCCACATAGTGCGTCTTTCAGGGTCAGCTTTTAGATAAGGTGTGCCAGGAAAGTCTTTATTGGTATGTCTAAAGAACTCAGGTAATCCACCTATTGCACATCTGTAATCAAACTTCTTATCAGCTAACCATTCAGGGCTATCTTCTTTACGAGTGCCATGCACTTCTGCTTCAGGAAAGCTACGTGTAAATAAACCTTCTAATCTTGGGTCACAGTCTATGTAGACTTTATGGCTTGACTTAATAGCGTCAGGAATACAGCTACCATAGAATATCTCATCACCTAGACCTTGTTCGCCATAGATAATAAGTGTTTTATCTTTAGTGCCATCCCATCTTACTTCGTCACCATACACCCATTCTTTTCTAAACTTACCACCGAGTGACTTACCCCAATACTCCCAACCTTTATCCCATTCACCTTTAGCTAGATAGCTATGTGCTAGGTTTAGTTGACCATGTATATCGTTAGGGTTACATTCTAAAGCCATCTTACAGGCTTTCTCTGCGTCTTCCCATTTAGATGTTTGTACTAGTGTTGCTGCTGCATTAGAATAAGCTAATGCGTATGTAGGGTCTAATTCTGCTGACTTTAAGAAATACTTTAGAGCATCTTCATACATATTTAGTTCATGTGCTGCACGACCTAAAGATGTCCATATCGCTTTATTGCCTGGCATCTCTTGTAATGCTCTACGGAAGAACTGATATGCAAATGCAGGCTTATCGCCTTGTAACCAGATATATCCTAGAAAGTTTAGTGTAGCAGCGTCATTAGGATATTCTTCTAATACAGAATATATAAGTGGTAATGCTTTGTCATACTCTTCCTTGTTGATAAGGTCATGTATGGCTAATTGTATTTCTCTTATTTCTTCTTTATCCATTCTTTGTTGTCAACTTAAGATATGGATAGTTTTCGTTTATTTCTTTTATCATTGCTTTTGTATGGTCAGGGTTATATATGTCTATACCCTTTTGCTTTAATTGCATTTCCACTACAGGAGGAATACTAGCAAAGTGCGCCCATTCTTCTTTAACGCCTTTACCCCATACATCTGGGTTATCTCTTGATTGTTTAATTTTGTCTAACATACCACTCAAGTCTTGAGTAGAAGTTAGGTAATATGTATCTTTAGCTGGGTCATAGTCAAAGTACTGACTTACACCTGTTACGCTATTGTGGTCAAATAATATTGGCATATAAAAATACAATAGAGGGAGAATTAACTCCCTCCATTATATCATAACTATTTACTAAGCACCTACGTTTTGTACTTTAGCATGTGCATCTGGGTTTTGAACCACTAATGCATATTCTGCTGTGAGTAACCATTTTGTGCTGTCACCAGTTTTAGCTAGTTCTTCTTTAGCCATTGGGCGTAATGAAGCTAAGCCAACATAACCTGGGTCTACGCATAAAACAGCTTGGTCACGCATGAAACGGTCAAGTTTCACAGTATGATTACCGAAGTCAGAAACGTAAACGTCTGCTGCGCCAGTAATTGTAGCTTGTGTTGTACCTTGAACGTTGTTGAACTTAGTAGCAATACCAGCAAAGCCTGAGAAACGAGCTTTGTTTGTAGCTGACATAAGGATAAGTGATGGCTCACCACCGTCTGTCCATGCTAATTGTAATGCTGATTTTAAGTCTGCTTCAATGAATGTTACAGAAGTACCATCTGTTGGTGATGCTACTGTGCCATTGCTGAAGCCAGGTGTTGTACCTGCTGTTGAACCTGTTGCTAATACTCGGTTAGTAATCCATGATTCTACACCTGCAGTTGAACGAGCTGTTGCTGGACCACCTGCTGATGATGCTTGGTTACGTACGATTGCATATTCCATGTCACGTTTAAGTTCTTTACCAGCTTTCATAAGTTGGTAAGCAACTTCAGACTTACGACCATACTTACGTACTACGTCATATGTGTTTGAAATTTGAACTGTCTTACGTGAGATTTGTGTGTAGTTACCTAATACTGTTGTAGCAGGTAATGTTGCGAATGAAGCGTCATCACCTTCAACAGATGTGTTCGTACCTGCTGCTGCAAGTGCGTCTGTTTGCCATTGATGGTATGTTTGACCTGCTGACATTCTTTTTGCTAATGAAAGCAATGGTGTATCTTCTGGAGAAATATCAAAAATGATATCCTCAAATGATTCTGCTATACCTTTACCGGTATAACTATTGGTTGCTGAAACTGCCATGATATTTTTTTCCTTTGTAAATTAAAGCATGTTTTCTATGAGTTTTGCAGCCATATCTGATTTGCCTGTCTTACGTAATTGCTCACGTAGTTGACGAGCATTAGAATTGGCTTCCGCTTTTGTGTCTTTAGCTCCAGGTTTCACAACTGGTTTTGCGCTTGACACTTTTTTCTTTACAGTAGAATTTTGTTGTAATTTGCGCCATTGCATAGCGTCATGCAATACCTTCACGTGACGAGGGTCAACAATTGCGTTGAGTTCTGCATCTGAAAAGCCATACTCTTTGCCAGTAGATAACAATGCTTGGTTAGTCTCAGGACTCCAATTTGGTATCTCTTTTGCTAGAATCTCTTTTCCTTTAGCTATCTTCTCTGCCATCAATTGCGTTTGCTTACTAACGACTTCCTGCTTTTTGGCTTCAAACTGTGAAACGAGTTGACTACGTTGTTGCTGTAGTTGGTTATATGTAAAGAAATGTTTTTGCGCTTCCACAAAGTCACTATCAGATAACTCTTGCCAATTCACGTTAGCATATTGGTTGAGTTGTTGGTCTAGTGCTGTGATTTTAGCTACATCTTCTATTAAGACATTATTAAGTTGCATTTGTTCTTGAAAGGCTTGCTCTTGCATTTTTATCTGCTCAGCATAGGCTTCTAGCTCTTTACGTTGTTCTGCTACTTGTTGTGTCTTTTGTGTGTAGTCTAAGCCTTGTTGTGCTAATGCTACGACTTCGTCTAGTGGCTTTTCAACTTCTTCACCATTAACTTTTAGCTTTAAGATAGCAGGAACTTCATCTTCCGACTGTTCTTCTTCTTCAGCTTGGTCATCTGGTGCATCATCTGTTGCTTCTTCTTCTGCATCTGTTTCTTCAACAGGTGCTTCTGCTTCAGCCTCTAGTGGTGCTTGTTCTTTCTCTTCAGGTGCATCTAAATTAGCTTGCACATCAGATACAATATCATCACCTAGCATAGCCTCTAATCGGCTTTGTGGTGACTGTTCTACGACTTGGTCACTCATAATATTTTCCTTGAAATTAGACAATAAAAAAACCTACCGAAGTAGGCTTTAAGTGGGCTTGTCCTTACCCAAATATCTTAAACTTAGGTCTATCTGTTTGGATAGCTGCTAACTTACCTGTTTGCATAACGTCAGTAAGTTGCTTGTTAATTTGGTTTAGTAATTGTAATGCGATAACTAATCTGTTATGGGTCTTTTCGTCACCTAGTGGACTATTAGTCATACTAGATACAATGCTTTCACGAACCTTCTCTAATGCTTCTTTATAGATAGGGTTATCTAATATCTGTGCTGCTTGTTCACCACGTTTTACTTCTTCTAGTGACTTATCCGCCATACATCATTCCTGATTGTGCCTTAATTTGTGCGATAGCTAAATCTGTTTCAGCTTTGAGTTGAGCTTTAAATCTTTCTAACTCTGCTTGTGCTGCTATCTTCTCACGTTCAATTATAACATCATTTTGTGAACGTAACTGCTCTTGTTGTAGTTGAGCTTGTGCTTTCTCACGTTCTATTTGTAATTGACCTTGAACAGCAATCTCAGCTTCAGAAGGTTTATCTTCTTGCTGACCTTCCATTTGTGGTGTATTAGCTGGGTTTACCCAGAACTCTTCAGGGTTCTTAAAGCCTGCGTTTTGTGTAAGTTTAGCTAACGCATTGTAAATCTTCTCTGGGTTTGTAAGACCTACTTGGATAGCTTCTTTTTGCATATTCAAGATAGATGTTAAGTGCATAAGTTGTTGGTCTTTATTACCAGCACCTAAACCTACAGAGATAGATAAGTCTTTACGAGCTTTCCATTCTCTAGGGTCTACTTCTACCCATTTGTTTCTAATACGTGTGATGTCAGGTTTAGTAAGTGTTGTTCTAACTAAGTAATGCACAAGTTTAAATAACTCTTTAACACCTGTCTCTGCGAATGTTCTAGCTACTAACTCTATGCGTTGTTGTGACGCATTCATAATCTGTGCTACACCTGTAGCTGTCTTGTTAAGACTGTTAGCATCTAAGCCTTGGTTATATGCTGTGATACCTGTTCTCTTCTCTTTCATAGAGTCCATGTATTCAACCATACCGAATGATGATGCTGGTAGTGGTGGATGTGATAAAGGCATAATGCCTGCACCTGGGTCACCTTCTACACGAACAATACCACCTGGTCTTGATGTAAGCATATCGTCTAGGTTTACTCTGTCAGAGATAGCATAACGACCATTGTTAGCTAGATACATATTATCTAACTGACCACGAATAAGTGTAGACTTGATAAGTTGAATGTCCATAGTCAAGTCAGCATAAGAACGACCAATATGTCTATGTGGCATAATCATAGGTGTGATACATGCAAATGGAACATACTCGCATGGCTCTTTGTAGAGAATAGTATTACCTAATACGACTACTCTATGTCTCTTGCCTTCTAACTTAATGTATGTGTCTTTAACTAGAGCTTCGTTAGACTCAATAGCTCTGTCATATTCTTCGTCATAAATATCACGTGCATTAGACTCTTCTTCAAATGTATCACGAAGGTCTGACATGATAGACTTAATGTATTCTAGTGGCTTGTCAAATGTTTCAGCAATATCTGACAATTGCATCACTTCTCTATGCTGAACGAAACGTGCATCTTGTAGGTTAGGACCTGATACCTCTACAGATACCATCATGTTTTCAGGTGCTACGTTCTCAATGACAATCTCTGTTTCTTTTTCTGTAGTCTTGAGCTTAACGTCATGTAACATAGGTTGCATAACTGTAGCTGGGTCAACACCATTCATGGCTGCTTGTTGATAGATAACATCCATGTTGACACTTGGGTCAGGATAGGCTTCGTGTTCTAATACTTCTGTATTCTCATCTGACGCTAACATTTGGAGTTGTGCGTCTGTTAACCCTTTATACTCGTATTCTTCTTCTTCCTCTTCTTCTTCGGCATATACTTTTACATAACCGTTTTTAGAGAGTAATGCGTCTTTAAACCATACGTAGAATATCTTGAACCCTTCGTTCTTTTCCATCACGATATGGTTAATATAATCTGTTTCTTGGTCTGCTGCGTCTTGGTCTTCAGGACCTTTAGGGTCAAACTGAACAACCTTATCACCGGCTACAAAGACTTTTAAAAGCTGTGGGAGTGCTGACTCAATCGTGTCTTGAACGTCATAAGATACAACTTGTGAACGACCTTCTTCTTCGTTACCGAATGGTTGCCCTAGGTAGTAGTCAATCGCTTCTGCTCTATCATTAGACAATGCACTATCATTTACACCATAGGCAATATTCTCTTCTGCCTCAATCTGTGCAATTATCTCCATGTCCTGTATTTTCATCAGTAAATTCCTATACGATACTTCGGTTGTTATATATTATCTTCTCACCACCCCAAGACTCATTCTTCATTTGTTCTACAGATGTAGCCATATATCTAAATGCGTCTGCACCATGACTGTATTCATCATGTAAAGGTGCGCCTGGTTCATTGGTTGATGAGTTAATTGACCTCTTATAATTCTTTAAACATTCTAATAGTCTTTGTGTAGACTTATCAAAATAGCATTTATGGAAGTGCATCCTAGCTATCTTAATACCAGCTTCTATACTTGATACTGGAACTATACGAACACTCCAGCCTTGCTTTCTCATAATGTCTTCTGCTGACAGACCTGACTTATAATCCCTAGACCTACCATCATGTGGTAAGAACATTGTACCCCAATTATAGTTTAGTGACCTTATCTCAGATGAGAAACTGTCTAATGTTCTATGATTATCTTCTATGTATTTAATAATGCGTATATCAGAAACACCACGTTGGCATAATATGATAGCCATAGAGTCGTTAAACCCTAAGTCAAACACTACATGAACCTTGAGCATTGGGTCATAAGGTACAGTAGTAATACGGTTATTCTCTTGTGCTTCTCTTATCTCGTTAGCATAGATAGCACCATCTACAGCAGCTTTACATTCACCTTCCCAAATGTTTGCATAGTCAGGGTTAGTCTTTTGACTGTGTTGACGTTCTATTTCTAACACTTCAGGAAACCAAGGGTTGTCTTGGTAATTAACCTTAACGACTTTAGCGTTCTCTGGTGGCTCTACTACAAACCTTTGGTATGTATCGTCTGTATCTATGTTAGGGTTAAATGATACCCATATTTCTGAATTAGGTTTACGTATTGTAGGTATTAAAATATCCCACGACTTCTTTGATACTGTTTGTGCCTCTTCCACCCAGACAATATCACATCCTTCAAAAGACTTAATGGACTCAACAGTATTAGTAGCCAACCCAGTAAAACTGAACGTGCTACCGTTAAGACCACGTATCTCTGCTTCCAATACTTCATAGAAAGCTCCTAGACCTAAAGACTGTATTTGGTCATTAAGTAATGTATGTACTGACTGCTTAATAGACTTTTGTATTTCACGTGCGCATAAGACACGTGTTGGTTCATTAGCTGCTTTTATAAGCAATGCTCTTGCGAATGACCATGACTTACCTGAACCTCTACCACCGTATGCTACTTTGTAACGGTGTGGTTCAAATAAGAAGTCTAGTTTATTCGGAAACTTGGCTATCGTCTGGCTTGACAAAGAGTATTCCTATTCCACTAGGTAAGTTAGAACCATCTGGTCCTGTTAATTCTTGAGTAGCTACAGCTTTACCATCCATTCTATCAAAGACTTCTTTAATAGCTGATATATCACCACTCTCTGCTTTAGCTACTAATGCTTCTGTAACATTACGTAATCTAATAGCTTCTTCTTGTATTAAAACACGTCTAAGTGTATCTGCTGCTAACCTATTGATTTTACTAGAGTGAGTGTTCCCTCGGTTTGCTTCAGAGCTACGTTCTGCTGCTAGTCTTTTTCGTTCTTCGTTATCCATAATATTGCAACTCCCTAAGGTTGGTTGCCCTTGATTTTAGTACCCTTGTTTTTTTGTATAGGCATTTAAGGCATTTACTAATTCATCTGCCATTTTATTTTGAATATCATCTACTTTTTTATTGTTAGTAATCTTTTGTGCCTGTGTAGATTGCTTCTGATATGTTTGATTTGGATTGTTCAAGGGCTTCACTTAATTGTCTCCTTAATGCTTTTTCATTTAATTTTGGCAAATCGCTTAACTCTATTCTTCTAGAGTTGCCTTTTCCTCTAGAATTGTCAATTGCTGAAATTTGTACGTTTGGGTTATCTTTATATTTAGAAGCTAATTCATCTATAGTTTTTCTAGAACCAACGTGTGTTTTTAAATGTTCTGATAATGGTACTGTTCTACCAGAACCAAAAGTTGCTTCTATACCTGAAGCTCTAGGTAAAGCTCCTTTTGTTAATGACTCTATTGGGTCACGATAAGTATAAAATATTCTTACATCACGACCTGCTTTTAATGCTTGTTGTATTTTATCATCTGCTGACTTAAATGTATTCATGTTTGTATCATAAATCATTTCAGCTTTATTAATTGTATCAGAAGCTGCTTGAGATGCTTGTTGTATTGCTTTTGATTTACCAGCTCCAGTTCCACCTGCTGTAAATACTACTGTACTATCATAACCTTTAGGTGTAGGTTGAGATAGTTTTTCTGCATATAAGTTCTTAACAAATGTACTTGCTGGTTCATGCACTTGTGCAGATAACGTTCTATTTGCCTGATATTCAGGAAATAACTCTCTTGCAGCATCAGTATTTAATATTCTACCACCTTTTGTTTCAGCATGGGGTAAATCTAAAGTATTATATTGTTGTTTAAGTTCTGGGTATTGTGTAATTAATCTATTGGTTGCAGACTGTTCTACATCTGATTTACCTAACAAAGAACTATATTTTGGTCCTTGAGTAATTGCTTTGCTTAATAACCCAGATACAGGATTAACATTTAAAGCTGTATTCATCATATCCTGAGTAATGTTAACAGGTCTAGGCGTATTTATATCTTTTAATAAACCTTGTGTATCGCCACGTAATAAATATGATAATGGAGCATTACCTTGTTGAATATAAGTATTTAAAGCACGGTCTAATGGCGATAAACTATTTGGGTCTTGCTGACTTGCCCATGTGTTTAATAATGCCATATTATAACTCCGATTGTCGTTTGTTTCCCTTAAGTGGGTATATCATTCTTTGGTATGTTTCCCACCATTCTTGACTATAGTCTGTATTCTGATAGTCTTTAAAGCATGGTGTGCCTAATGTATGATGCACTAACTTAGCATCTGGGTTGTATTCGTATTCTGTTTCTAGCCAGTTCCATGTTTCGTCTAGCTTACCTACTTGCTCTTCAGGATATTTGAGCCATTCAAACCTGTGTAGGTATTTACCTGTTTGCTCTTGAATAAACTTAGGTGTTAGCTGACGGTTTAACCAATGTGAACAATTCCATAACATAACACTTGACCAATTCTTTTTAGGATAGTCTTCGTTCTTTGCACCTAGATACTTGATAGGATGCTTTGTTGTGTAGTTATGCTTTACGACTTTGACTGCTTCGTCATTATCAAAGTTCGCCAGTATCTCTGCAATGTCTGTGCGGCACGTCATATCGCCATCTACAAATAGTGCAATACCTTTAAAGTTGTTTAGATATGGCACTAAAAAGCGTGAGTAGATAAATGCGTTGCTACCGTCTTTATGTGTTTCTTCGTAGTCTTTTAAAGTATTTAATGCTAATGGTGTAAAACTTACCGGTATAGATGACTTTTCTATGATTGACTGGCAAAAGTTATGATAAGCCACAGGCTCAACCTTACCGTCATATCCTACGTATATATCTAATTTCAGCATTACTTCTTTTTGTTTCTTGCGCTTATAGCTTTAGCTTTCGCTTTTGCGTCTGCTTTGCTAGATGCTCCCCATGCTTTTAGTGATAGTAATAGTCTTGTTGGTTCACCGTTAGGTTTGCGTTCTGGTCCTGGCATATTACCCATTCTTGCTAGGAAAGATGCACGTCTAGGATTATCGCCTGACTTTACTGGTGCTTTTAAATTACCACCTGTTTCTCTATTGTATGAGGCACGACCTTTAGCGTTTAAGCCACCTTTAGGGTTCTTACCTGCTTTCTTTTGCCAAACACTCATTTCTTTTTCTTTGCTGTCTTTGCTGCTTGTTTAAATTGCATAGCTGTAGGTGCGCCTTTACTTCCTACTTTGCGCATCTTTTCGCCTGAACCAGCTTTTATTCTAGCTCTTTTGGCTGCAATGTTTGCGTAGAGACCTGGCTTATTTGCCATTTTTCATAGCTTTCTTTGCAGGTTTAGAAACCATTTTTTTACCTGATTTGCTTGCTGCTTTTTTAGCTGCTGCCATACCTGTTTTAGTATATGCGTATTTCTTTCCGTTTACCATTGGCATAATTATTTACCTTTCTTTTTTTTAGACATACCAGCTTCGCTAAGTGCAATAGCGATAGCTTGTTTAGGAGATTTTACTACTTTACCACCTTTACCTGAATGTAATGAACCTGTTTTAAATTCTTTCATCACTTTGCTGACTTTCGCCATCTTGCCCTTTTTCGTTGTTGGTTTCTTCATAGCTTTTCCTTAACTTTATAAATCGGTGGTCGTATCTACAATCGTTACAAAGAGTATACTCGGTGAAGTCAAATGGTTCACCACATTGTTCGCAAATAGATAGCTTCATATAAAAGAAAAAGCCCAACCACGGAGAGAGTGCAGTCAGGCTTTTGTAGAATTACGTTTCTTACGGACAGGAGTTGTCCAACAGGCGTTATTATAGCATACTTTGCTATTTCTGTTCAACAAGTTTATGCGTTTATCCGTCTTCCTGCAATTACCAAGAGATTATCGTATGCCATGTCTAATTGCCATGGGTAAGCTAGTGGTGGTTTAGCACCTAAGTATTTAGCATAGATAGCGTCTTGTTGTCCTTGTTCTAGGCTATGTATGATAGCGTGTATAGTGCGTATGTTACTCATGTCTTGAGCTGAACACATTTCTTCAAAGACCTCTGAGGTTGACTCACCACCTGATGACATACCTATGCTTTTAGATGGATAACCTAGTTTGTGATTATCCCAATCCATCCACCTACCCCAATCCTCAAGGATAGATAATAAGCGTTCCATACTAATCATATTGTGTTAGCGTATATGCTACGCTTTGTCCAAATGTTTCTTGTGTGGTTCTTTGTTGCAAGTTATGTTTAGCGTCATCTGCATTATGTATGATAATTCCTTTTATCTGGTCATCTGTAAAGTTTGCTGTGTGTCCAAATATAGTTTGTAGTGGATGTGGTTGTGGCACGTAATAGTGCATGAGTCTATCTTGGTTATCTTTGTAAGCATGAATAACATTTGCATCTCTCATCTCTACAAGTATGTTCTTTGTAATAGGATAGTTAGATTGTATATGTGCTGCTATGTCGTTTATTGTTCGTGGTTCTGTAAGATAAGCTAATATCTTTTCTTTCACGATACATCTTTCACTTTGCAATGCCATTTCCTTTTATCGTCTTGATGCCAACCATGCACATGAATAGTCCAACCTGCTTCACGAACTGCACCTACATTTTCATGGTCAGCTATTTTTTTACATCTAGCACTCATGTTACCTGCTGAAGTTGTTTGGACAGCTAATGTTTCTTTTCCTTTTAGAGCTAGTATATCTATGAAGCCAAATAAGTCTTGTCTAGTCTTACTCCAATTATTCCAATGCTCTGTAATCCAACAAGTGTATCCTTCTTCTCTTAGTTTAGCTAATGATAATTGCGTAGGTGATTTACTCGCCATCAAACTGCTCACTACTAGGCTTAGATGTGCCTTCGTATAATCTGTCTAACTCACCTGTTGACTTGTTAAGTTCATATTCTATTAGATGCGGTGATGTATAGGCATCTTTCTTTTTCTTGCCGAATATCTTATCCCAGTTATCTTCAAACGTAGGTCTATCTGTAAACGGTCTTGGTGCGCTTCCTTTTCCCATTATATTATTCCTATCATTTCATGTTCCCAAAGATATTGCATTGTAGTAACGTAAGCTCTATTCCACATATCACGTCTTTCTTCTTTTGTTAAATCTTTACCCATGTCTAGTGTGTAATGGCACTCATAACATAATGCAGCACATAACGCATCTGATACTTTGATACCCATTCCTTTGCCTTCATTTCTATGTGCAGCACAAACTGTTTCAGACATGATACCACAATGTTGACAAGGTAGCTGTCTTAAAAGTTGAGTTAGTTTTTGATTACGATATATCACTAAAAGTCCCAACCCCAACCCATAGTCTGCGCCCATACTTCTATCTGTTGCTGGTATTCTGTCATCTCACTTGTGGTTAATTTAGTTGTTGACTTTATAAGCTCTACAGGCATACCTGCTATTTCAGTTTGGTATCGTAAGAATTTATATCCCATGAGTTCGTGTATCTTGTCTTTTTCTATGCCTAAATGGTTACCTATGCTTGTATACAATTCCCATAATCTCTCGTTCTGCTGTAAACTCCTGTTAAGTTTTGCGTCTGTTACTGTAACACGCCACCGTTTAGTAAAGTCAAGAGATTTTAATTTCTCGTACAACATGGGTAGGTTTTGCTGATTTAATGTCCACTTTATCATCTCTCCATCCTTTCGTTTTAAATACTTGTCCGTCTTTAGATACAGCTTTATATTCTATATCTGAACCAAATAGCTTTTTACACTCTTTAATAAAATCATTTATGGTCATGGTTTATCCAATTCTTATCCCACATGTCTTTATAGTGGTCATCTTTGTAAAAGTCTTCACGTTTCCATCTATCAAACTTTTGTCTAACTTTCAATGGTAATATTTCTTTAGGTTTATCTTCCCTTTGCACAACATATTCTACTGCATTGTAAAGAGATGTGATAGTTGTGATTGGTATATTATCTAATGTCATGGACTCTCCTTATATCTCAATCCTTTATTGTCAAAATAAAATCCCCAACTGCCTTCAATCGGATAATTACGTTGTTTTTGTAAGTATACTACACAATCAGGAACGCCTTTTAATTCTTCGGCAGTTTTTTCACCATTTTCAATATCACGTTCTTTTTTCTTGCATCTGTAAACGCATAAGATATTATCTGCAAGGTTACGAATATGAGAGCTGCCTAAAATGTGAGTTGCGTCTGGAGCTATAGTTTCATCTGCCATTTTACGAGTATGTGCTACTAAAAATATATGGATGTTTAAATCACGACAAGATGTTGCAAGTCTATCAATAAATAATTTTTGCTTTTCGTAGTTGTCTTCAGATATATCACTCATTTTCATAAGACTGTCTATCACAAATACTTCTACACCTAAGACATGTTTGCCATAGTAAAGCGTAGCTATCATATCGTCTGTAGTAGTGCTTCCTGTTTGGTCATATATCCATAGTTTGTCAGATGCACGAGTGCAAAACTTTTTAATAAAATCTTCTGTGGGGTCTGTAGACTTTAAGGTTTGCTGTATCATACGAGAAAGAGTAAGCACAGCTCTCATCTCAAGGCTACTTATCAAGCATTTAGTTTGTTGACCCATAAGAGCTAATATGACTTGCGAAAGCCATAACGATTTGCCATGTGAACTTACACCGGTTACAATTGTAAGCTCTGACATTCTTACCCTAAAGTCTTGTTCAGTTTTTACAAAGCCCAATGACAAACCTGAAGATATTTCTTCAGAAAAGTATTTAACAACATCATCTGTGAATACTGAAGCATCCTTTACAAGAAACTCGCTAGTTCCATATTCAGTATTGTAGTATTCATTAATGTCTTTTTTTGTTATGGTTAATTTATCTAATGCTTCTCCAATTTTCATTTCGCATTGTCCCATGGGTTTCTAATTTTTGGCATATTACCATCTTCCCACCTCTCCTGGTTAATTAATGTCATAGGTGCTGGCACAAACCCTTCTTTCCATTGTTTAGTTTCTTTCATAGTTTTGACATAGCCTATAACTTTATCAGCTATTGAGTCAAGGTCTTTTGCTTGCCACTTTTCCATACAACCTTTTTTGTTAGTTTTACGAACAGGTGGATATAAATTCCAGAACTCATCAAAACGCACAATGGTTTTTATATTCTTATCTAATCTATCTCTTATCTTATCTGTTATATAATTTGTATATAATTTGTCTATATTTTCACTTTTTTCAAACCAAGTATCTAATTCTATTAGTATTTTTTCTACAAATGCTATAGGTTTTCTTAAACGAAACGCAATGTCATAGGCATTGGGTAAAACACCGTTTGACTCACTTGCTAAACACCATAATTTGAATAAAGTAGCCTGTTTTACATCATCCATTTTCATAAAATCAGGGTCATTTAACAAGTCACGACCATAGCATTTAAACCATTTCATATCGCTTTTATGCTTAAAATGTTGAAACTTGTCCCAGTTCTTAATTTTCATATACTCTCCTTAAAATAAACATTCTTCATATAATTCTGTCATTGGCACAACTTTTGCTTTAGGCAAAACATGGAGCTTACATTCTGGTCTATTCTCAAGAAACCATTTAGCAGAAGCCTTGTTACTAAAGGCTCTCAAAGGTTTTCCATCAAATTCGTCTAAGATAATATACCGTAAGTTTTCCATTGGGAAAAACATTATCACAGCTAATTTCTATTTGCAAGATATTTAATTAAAATTATTTTTATATATTTATTATATAGCTATTGTATATTTTTTTGTACGTGATATAGTTCTGTTGTAGTAATTAATTAACAAGGAGAGAAAAAATGAAAGTAAATGTTGACGTAAGACAAGGTGAAGGAGAAAATAATGGTTGTGTATTTGTAACCATAGGTGATTGGGTTGTTTATCTTGACAACTCAACAGGAGAAAAAATTGTTGAGACTTATGACAAAGAAACTAGTGCCAGACCTTTTTATAAATATGACCAAAGAATTTAATTAATATTAAACAAGGAGAGTATATGAACTACGCAGAAGCTAAAAAAATAGTAGGAAACCAACCTACTTATGCACTAAAAAATATGGTAAAGGCATTACAAATGCTTACATTTTTAAATACCCCAGAAGACTGGAAAAGACTAGAAGCTGCAAAAATAGTACTTAAGGGTAAAAAAGCAGACAAACCAGAACCATTTAAGCAATATGCGCTTACTGGTGGTAAAGATGTTAAATGTATAGCAAATGGTAATACTTGGGCAGAAAGTGAGGTTGTATGAATGAATATCCAATAGGCACTAAATTTATGACTGGAGGTAAATTTCCTAATGAATGTACTGTTATAGATATTTTTAAGACATATAACAAACAAAATGAATTAGTTAAAACCCAGTATTGTGCAACTCATATATTTTTAGGTCAAACTGTTACTGATTATTCTGTTCCAGCAGCAACTATTGCAAGAGGTTTAATTAAATAAAAAAGTATTGCATTTATTTTAAATATGTATATACTGTGTATATAAACATTATATAAGGAGAGAAAAAATGGCAGTAAAAAAAGAAAGATATATTCCAGCAGGTTATGTACCACTAGCAATAGATAACCCAGCAGACGTAGTTGTTTATACAAACAATGGTGCAAATAACAAATGGTCTGCTATTTGTTTTGCTGGTAAAGCTGTTAATCCTACCTGGTACTACCTATTCAAAAATGAAGAAGCTATGTTAGCTCAAGTTGCTAGAACTGTTAATAACAGAATTGCTAGAGCTGCAGAAGTTGCAAAATACAAAGCAGAAAGACTTGCTCCTACTGATTTAAAAGAAGGTGACATTCTTTATTGTAGTTGGGGTTATGACCAGACTCAAGTTGACTTTTATAAAGTTAAAGAAGTATTAGGTAACAATAGAATTAAAATTGTTCCTATGACAGCAGTAGTTAAAGAACAAAGTACTGGTGCTGATTATATGGTAGCTGGTGAAGAAAAAGGCGAGCCAATGTTAAAAATTGCAAATGGCAAGCAAAATAGTGTTAAAATTACTAGCTTTTCAAATGCTTACCTTTGGGATGGTCAACCTAAATATGAAACAGCTTTTGGATATGGGAGATAATTATGAAGATTAAAACAATGATTATTACAGCAATAGCTTTTTGGTGTTATGTAGGTTTATGCCTATATGTTATGGGTAAGTTGGCAGGTGCAATATGAACAAATACATATGGCTATTCCTTTTTGTATTTTGGGGGTATATAATATGGCGAATGGTTTAAAGCGTATCGCTGAAATATTACCAGAAGTATGGAAAGACTTAGAAGAATTTAATAAACGATTTGATGAAAGGGAGAGAGCAAATGAGTCAACAACAGTTTTACGACCAGGTGATGATGGAACAACACCAACAACAGGAGAGAAAAATGAACTATAACGAACTACGTAAGATTAATGTATCAGACCACATTGAGAAAAAGAATGGTCTATCATACTTATCATGGGCTTGGGCTGTGGATACTCTTCTACAGCAAGACCCAACTGCTACATGGACTTATGGCGAACCTAAACAGTTTGGTGAAACACTTATGGTATTCTGCACAGTACATGCGTTTGGTAAGTCTATGACTTCACAATTACCTGTGCTTAACTTTAGAAACCAAGCTATTCCTAACCCTGATGCTATGGCAGTTAATACAGCTATGCAGCGTTGTTTAGCTAAAGCTATTGCATTACATGGTATTGGCTTATACATATATTCTGGTGAAGACATAGCTCCTGATACAGAACAACCAACATTAAAAGCTGTATCTAGCAAGGACTTCCTATGATAGAACAACGCACAGAAGAATGGTTTGAACAACGTCTAGGTAAGGTTACGGCATCCAGAATATCGGATGTCATAGCCAAGACTAAAACAGGTGTATCTACGTCACGTCAAAACTACCTTGTCCAATTAGTATCAGAACGTCTTACAGGCAAGAAAGGCGATAGCTTTGTTAATCAGGCTATGTTAGATGGGATTGAAAGAGAAAGTGCTGCTAGAGAGCTTTATATGCAAACTAAAGGGGTATCTGTAACAGAGGTAGGTTTCTTTGACCATCCTGTTATTAAGAATAGTGGTGCTAGTCCTGACGGAGCTGTAAATGCAGAAGAAGAAGGTAAGTATGCAGGTCTTATAGAGATTAAATGTCCTATAGAAACAACCCATACTAATACACTTATGAGTAAGTCTGTGCCTAGTAAATACATTCCACAGATACAATGGCAAATGGCTTCTGTAAGTCCTAACGTAAAATGGGTAGATTTTATTTCTTTTAATCCAAACTTCCCTGATACAATGCAACTTTTTGTAGCTAGAGTTGAAAGAGATAATGCTTACATTGCAGAACTAGAAGCTGAAGTAATTAAGTTCCTAGACGAAGTAGACGCAACAATTTTAAAACTAAAGGAGTAGTATATGGCGCAGTACGATAACACAAACACATTTGCATTATTTAAGAATGATAAGGGTGACAATCCTAAACGACCTGATTACGCAGGAACTGCAAACGTA